ATTCCTCTCTTAATTAAGGCTTCTTGTATGTCACCTTCGTTTTTTATTTTTTCTCTTTCAATATCAGCCATAATCTTTTCTCTCTTCAGAGCGATATCAGCTTCTAATTTTTGTTGTTGTAACTGAATGTCCGCTTGTGCTTTTTGACGTTCTAGTTCAAGTTCTTGCATCGCCACACCCACTAAAGGATTTTGTTCTGGTTGTTTAGGTGGTGGTGGTGGTACGTTAGCAGGATTGATGAAGAATTGTTCAGGTGATTTATAACCCGCTACTTCCACAATCTTAGCAATGGTATTGTAGATTTTATTTTGATCAACCAATGTACCCATTCCCCCCGCTTGAATTAATTTTTCTTGGATTGCTAATATCTGAGCAAGAGCAGCATATCGTTGTTCAGGATCGGCATTACCTAATCCTACAGTAATGGTTAAGTCCATGTTAGACACCCATGAACGAGGATCAACAGGAATATATTTTCCTCTCAGTCTCACAATACGGGCAGCATCTTGATACTTCACTACATTCGCATAGATCAGTTTAAACATATCTCTGACACCTGTCTCTGCAAAGACACGAGCAATCATTTCAATACGCTGGGTTGCAGCGTTCATTAAAGCTCTTGTTGAAGCAGCAGTGGTATGTGACTTTTGGATTAAGTCGGGATCTGCACCCATTTGTGTTCTACTAACACCAGTACGTTGTTCTTTAATCTGATCGATTTTCTCCATCATTCCTAAACCTTGATTTAAGAAGTTAGGAGTGGGGAAAGGTTGTACTGCATTAGGTGATTTCACACGAACAATACCACCAGGTCTGGAAGTTAGTAAGTCGTCTAAGTTCACTTGGCCATCAGTCACAATAGTACGTGCATTGTTTTGTAAGTACATATTGTCGAGTGTTTGTCTTAACACTGTGGTTTTAATTAGCTGTAAATCTGCTGTTAAATCAGTAAGGGCTAGACCAAAGAATCGATGAGGCATGGGGATTGGAGTCAGAGTTGCAAAAGGAACATGGTCGATTTCTTCGTTATCTAAAATCTCATAACCTTGACCAGCCACTGTAATCTTTCTTAACTCAGCTACTCCATCATCATCAGAATCCACTCGCATATAACATTCCGTCACCATGACTTCTTCCATAGTAGGATCGGCATTACTCTGTTCATAAGGAGCTTGATCGTCATAAATTCTTCTCGAAGTTTTTTCTTCGTTGTAAACTTGTTCATCAAACGCAGGTAATCCCATAATCACATCACGATCAAAACCTTCTCTCACTAACTGTGATCTTGTCTTGGTGACACGATGAGCAATGAAGTCTGCTGTTTGTAAATCTTTTGCTTCTCTCGAGATAAGCATCTCTTCGGGTGGTACGTTCTCTATTTGAACTTTACCGACAGTCTTTTTTCTCTTCACTTCACAATCATAGAATATCTGTTGAGAGAGTTGGGGGTTGCCCATCTCATCCATAACTTCTTCTTCCATGATGTTTTCTGTTTTAGAAATTAGTTCTACATCATCATTGGCAAGAAGTGATTGATATTCGATCTCTGTTAAATTTTCATAGGTTTCTTTTTTCTCTTCAATGGCTTCATTCCAAAAGACTTTGATAAAACCATTTTTTTGAATGAGGGCATCTTTGAACCAAGTATGTAAGGCCATAAAACCAGGATTATCTTTCATTAAGATATGGTTACAATAATCAGTTGCTTGTTCAGCAGTCTCGACATCTTCAGGGCCGACAGGAGTAAACTCCACAATCGATTCACCCGCAGTAAAAATTCTCATTAAAGAAGGCAACACACTTTCCACAACCTCTAAAGTGTCTTGAGAAGTTACTTGTGATCGACCTTCGACTTCATTACCATAAGGTTCACCTAAGTAGTATTCTAAAAACTTTCTTCTTTGTTCGGTAAGTTTGCCACCATAATATCCCAAAGAGTTATCGATCTCTTGGGAGATCATCGCTTTTAATTTAAATTCATCCATTATACAATTCCTATTTGGTTATACTCGATCTTTCTGCTCCATTGTTTTGTTTCGTTTAAACCGACTGCCATATAACGAAAAGCATCTGCAGCGTGAGATGTCCAATCGTGTTGCGGTCTGTTTTTTGTTTCACCTTTATCGTTTGTTGCCCATCGATATTGTCTCAAGGCATCTAATCCATCTTTTGTTGTTTCGTAATTAAAGTAACATCTAGATAATATCATACGTACTGCATTAATTCCGTCATCCACCGACATTTTCGGTACAACGGAAGTCGTCAGTCCGAGTGATTGAGCTATCTCTAATCTTGATTTCCCTGTTCCCAGTTCTCTCACAGAGGCATCGTGAGGGAAATAATGGGTATCGTAGCTATATCCCTTGTCTCTCAAAATTGTTGCATAATATTCTAGACTCTCTCCTGAGTCCTCAAAATAATCAATAACATGTATCGCATGGCCCTTTTGTTGAACGAACCAAATTGCTGTTTTATCAGCCATCCCCAAATCCCAAAAAGTATCAACAGGTATAGTGCTATCATAGGGGATCTTGGTTACTCTACTTTCATTATCACATTTTGCTAATCCTTGAGAGTAAATCGCTCCTATGGCATTAGATTCAAAACTACATTCATATTCTGCCTCATATATTTCAGGAGGCATCATTTTTTTTGCTTCGTCTAATTCCGATTGTTTAATAATCTTTGTCTCAGAAGCCTTATACATACCCGTAAACCACCCTTCGGTATGTTTACCATGATCATATAACTGGTAAAAGGCATTATGGCCTGTTGGCGTGCCGATAGCGATCATCCAGCCCTCACGATCTGATAAGGCAGGTCTAATGACTTCAGTCCAGATCTTTGGTGGCATTTGAGCAACCTCATCGAGGATCACTCCATCGATATAGAGTCCTTTGAGGGTATTTGGTCTTTCACAACCCAGTAACTGGATTCTTCCCCCATTGGGTAAATCCGCCCTTAATTCGGTCTCGTGGTACTCCATATTCGGTAAGACAGAGGTATAATACTTGAGATAATCCCAAGCGATTCTTTTGGCCATACTGTAGGTAGGAGCAATATAATAATATCGAGGTCTTGGAAGTGGATTTTGTAAGCACTTCTTGATCAGTTCATTAATGGTGAGAACTGTCTTTCCAAATCTTCGATGACAAACTAAAACATTAAATCGTTTCATCCCCTGATGAATCTGTTGTTGTAATTCTCTGGGTTTGTAAGGTATTGTTATTTTTTTCATTAAATGACCATTGTTCAGCCATAGCTTCTGCTATACCTGGATAAAACTTACTTCTTTCTTTTCCTTTTCCACTACCTAACCACCAAATTCTTTTAGCTATTTTATCTGGTAATTTTTTTGTTTCTTCTAAGACGTTATTTGTTTCTTTTAACTTAGGTAAATTTTTTAACCATAAACAGGTTCTTTTAAACTCTGTATGACCAAATTGATAAGGATGAATCATTTGATCTGATTTACGAATATAGGAAGAAATAACCGATACTGGATTCTCTATTGCTATTCGAGGAATAGGTGCATCCATTAATTTCTTAACAAAGTCTAGAGCGTCATTTCTCAAAGACATTGGTTTTTTACCTTCAGTAAACCATCGAGCACCACTAACGGATAAGTGTGTACAAGGGGGATGAGCAATCATTAGATCCCATCCTTTGTCTAAATGTTGTAAGACATCTCCTTCATAATGATTACCAGGACTTTCTGTCGGTAATATATCACAAGACCACGCATCATGTCCTTTTGCTTTAAAAGCATCTCGGACTATACCTGAATATTCGCAAGCAACTAATACTCTCATAAAAACAGTATCGTTCTTATTTTAAAAAATTCAACTTTTATTTTCTAGATAATCATTTATTCGGTCTATATCTTTTCCTTTGACCTGGCCTCTTCCTTTGGTATCCGAGGTTGATTGTCTAAGGGCTACATCCTCAAAATAGTTCAAGATTGTTTTCTTTTCTTTCTTCTCTGTTTTCTTTGTTTTTTTCTTTGCCATTTAAATTCCTATTATTGGATATTGTATTGGTTCTTTTACATTATACAACCAATGATTAATACCTTTGTTTGTTCTTTGTGTGATTTTTGGTTCTAAATACATAAATTGGAAACCTAGTGCTGCCCAAAACTTATTGGACTCTAAATTTTCTCTACAACGTAAATGTATATTCTCATATCCTCTTTTTTGAGCTTCAAACTCTATTTTGTTAAATAATTCCTTACCATGTTCTAATCTTCTTAGTTCTTCTTCTACACAGTGTTGATATATTTTTAAAGTTTTACCTCTACCATTACCAATAATACAATAACCACTAGGTAACCCACCTTCGTATTCTAAGAATACCTGATCGTTATTTACTAATTTTTCCATATAAGGAGCTGGTATAAATCCTAGACTGTCGGTGTTTTTTTTATGTAGATTTACTATGAAATCTAGTTTTGCTTTGTTGTTCATAATGTTTTCCACATACAAAATAGTATGCTCCTTTATCGTTGATACCAAAACTACCATATTCATCGCAAATATAACACTTTCGGTACTTGATTTGTTCTTCGTGACTCCAGTTAAAGACTTGGTGACTATTATATCGTTTCAAAATACCCCCAAAAATCCATTTTAAAGACCATACAGCTATATCTTAGCAAAATCCGTAGAGAATTACTACCCCCTCTATTCAGAACCCTTTATTATGTTGGGAAACCAAAAGCCGTAGAGAGTTGGTTTTGTGTTGAATTGGGTAGTATATATATAAATATCTGTGGCATGGGGGTTGCTGCCCTATCTGTTCGTAGTTTGTATTTGTTGCATAATAGCCATTATAAGAACTAGGGGTATATTTAACCATATTTTAGCTATATTGAGGGAATATATAGGGCTTCTTTGATAATCTTATATAGGTTTTATGTCTATATTTGGATTAGATATATAACTACAAAATATATTGAGTAATGTCAATACTTTTCTCAATTACCTGGAATTAGATCTCAATCTTTTTATATCTATATCTCTATTACTTCTC